CCCCAACAATTGCTGATTTTGTTTCCATGCCATGAGTGTAGCCATTTGGGTGCGCAATTAATAGTCAGGAGTGACGCGAGTGACAAAACGGACTTGGAGTGATGGGGTGCTGGGCAACACGCCGTTGTCCGCAGCCCGCCTGAATCAGTTAGAGAGCGACCTTGAAGCGGCCCTGTTGCAGCTCGCCAGGAACCCTGAAGCACTGTTTGCGGGGGCGGTGCAGTACGACACCAACGGCGCCCCTGTTTCGGCTGTTGTGAAGTGGCCGGACGGTGTTGACGGTAACTATGCCGGGACCGCATCCGTGAACTTCCCCGGCAGTGTCAGCGCGTACACGATCACCCGTGTAGGCACCCCCACCGTCACCTTCACGCAACCCGCCGTAACCCGTGACAGTACGACCGGGAACGTCACCAACCGCCCACCAATCACCATTAGCTAAGGACATTGCCATGGTTTTACCTGCGGGCGTGACGACATGCCTTGTGTTCAAGAAAGCGCCCGTGAGTTTCGGGGGCGAGTCGGGCAAGGTCTACCTCGAAGTAACCCCGTCCGTGCGTTTGGTGCATACGGAGACGGGTACATCGTTCGCTGACTTTGTGGAGTCCGTCGTGCCCGCTGACGGTGGAGTCGCGCAAATCATGCTGCCACACACCGACCAGCCAGGCTTCACCGACGAAGCCGGAAACGCCTTCATCAACTGGCACTACACGGCGCGTGTCCGGTTCGAAAAGGGCAACGACAAGAAACACCTACCCCTCACCACGTTCCAGCTGCCATCCGGGCAGACAGAAGTTGACCTGTCACTGATCCCGTCCGGCGCACCATCACTGCCCACGCTGGCACCTGTGGCGACGGTGACGAGCATCAACGGGCAGACGGGCGCGGTCACGGTTGAGGGTGTTTCGTACCTGCAACTGGCCCGTGACCCGCAAGCCCTGTTCACGGGCGCGATCACGTACACGAACGGCGCCCCAACATCCGCGGCCGTCATCTGGCCTGATGGTGTGACCGGAACCTACACCGGTACCCCATCAACCGACTTCCCCGGATCCATCGACTCCTACACGATCACCCACGGCACCACCACCTACACCCAACCCCAGGTGACCCGCGACACCGCCGGCAACATCACCAACCAGCCCGCCATCCAGGAGGCAACCGCATGAGCATCCTCGACCCCAAACCCATGACCCGTGCGGAAGGAAATGCCACTTATGCCGGGCTGATTCAGCTGGCCAAGAACCCGGACACGCTCATCGCCGGGGCCATCACTTTGGACGGTTCTGACCAGGTAACAAGTGCCGCCGTGAAATGGCCTGATGGCACCCCTGGAACCCTCACGATCACGGCACGGCACTCCACCGGAGCGGTCAACGCCTACAACATCACCTATGGCTCCCCGGCCACCAAGACCTTCACGCAGCCGACGATAACGCGGAACTCGAACGGCGCAGCGACCAACGTCCCGCAGATTGTGGTGAGCTAACTATGGGTATCCTCGACGCACCCGGCTACTCGCGGGCAGCAGCAGACGCGCTATTCGCGAAGCCTGACGGCGTTCGCCGTCTCATGAAGGACCTCGGGGACACCCGGGCAGGCCTGTTCGACTGGGAGTATGGGGCCGGTCAGGCAGGCTACCTCTTCCACCTCCGTGCCGGCGCGAACAGCACCAGCGATGAATACGCACTGGGGATTGGGCTCGATGACGGTGTTGGCGGCGGCATCCTCATTTCACAGAAGACCAACAGCGGCATCGGCATTAACATCGGGCAGTGGCCCGGGACTGGCGTGGGGCTCTTCATGAGTAACCGCAGCAGCACGCCTGTGCAGAATACGGAGATTTACGCTGGCGCGGGTGGTGTGATCTTCTCGCTGAAGTCCGGCTATGGGCGCTCCGACGGCGTGCTTACGCTGGGTAGCCCGATCATGACTAGCGCGACGGCGAACTTCACCGCCGCCGATATTGGGCGCACGGTTACCACAACTATGCCGAAGCCAAACGATTTGCCAGCAGGGACCACCATCGTATCTGTGGAGAGCACCACGAGCGTCACGCTCTCCCAGAATGCCACTGCAACCCGGACCGGCGTGCGGTTCATGATCTCGGGGCGCACGGCAGCATCAACGCAGACCCTCATGCGGTTCTACGACACCGACACCACATCAGACCTGTTTGCTATCCGGCAGGGGTCAATCATGACAATCCTGCCCTTCGTGGGTAAGGACGCGGGCTCATCGGTCATTCGTGTGTACGCATCAGCCGGGCAGGCCGCCGACCTGCAATCCTGGCGCGACGTGAACACCAACCGCCTGTCCCGCGTGAACAAAGACGGCAGGATCATGTCCTCCCGCAACAGCATCCCCGCAGTCGCTGACCTTGATATCGGGGAGTGGACATTCCATGGCAGCGCAACAGCCGGCTCCGAAAAGCTCTACCTTTCCATGCGGAACTCAGCGGGAAACCTCGTAACCAAGGAAGTGACCTTCGTATGACAGGCCAGACGACAATCAAAAAGGCGCCAACCGAGACTAAGTTCCTCATCATCCGAGGTGACGGAGGCCGCAACCTGCTGACCATCGACATCACGGAAGCGGGCGTCGAAGTCGACTATGACAGCAGCGACCTGCCGAAGATCCTCGAAGTAATTGAAAACTCCTACCGACAGAACGGACTCCGCCCATGAACCCCGGCGCCGTACTTGCCCTTATTTCCGAGCTTTACGAGAAGGTCGCGGCACTCACTCACGACAACGAACAACTGCGCACGGCACTGGCAGAAGCTACGGCTGAACCTGAACCGCAGCCAGAAGTGCCTTAGCGATCGCGGCGTGGCCGGCATCATTCGGGTGGAACCAGTCGCTCTCACCCTTCCACGTTTGGGCCTTCGCGGGTCCGTGGAAGCTGGAGTTCTGGTAAAGCCCGGCGAGACTGATGTACCGGCCACCCGCTTTCGTGCAGGACTTTGCGATCGCGATGTCGTACTGCGTCCCGGTCCCCTCCCAGGTACCGGCGCACAGCAGGGCAGTGTTCGGGGACTTCGCTTTGATCTTCGCCAGTAGGGCGTCGTACTGCGTTGTGAACTCGGCAATGGGCGTGGGGATGCCGACATCGTTGGTCCCTAGTTCCACAACGGCCAGGTCAAGGTCAGCCGGTACGTCGGTGACTTTGCTGACCGTTGAGAGGGTCTGCTTAGCCAGAGCAGCGGTAGTCAGCTCGACGGGGCCAAGCTGGTCCAGCACGATCTGCTTGAAGCTCTTTGCCTGTTCGCTGGCGAAGTACCCGTCCGTCAGGGAGTCTCCAGCGAACAGCACCCTCAACGGTTCGCCCGGTATTGAGCGCGTCAGGCTCACCGGTTGCACAGCGGTAGGGGTAGGGATGGCGGCGCCGGTCTTCAGGCTGTCGTTGTAGTACTCCTGCACCTTCTCAGGGACTTCGGCCCCTTGGTGCGGTTCGAGAACCACGAAGCCAACGGCGCCAGCGGTTACGACGGCAAGAGCGGCAATCCCGACGACCCCGAGATACTTCGGGCGCGGTCGGCTACGGCGCTTTTTACGCAAGGTGAATCCCCCCAAAAAGTTCTGAATGCCCCGATTCTACCGCTCGTCAAGTCATGCCCCGACAAGGGCAACAATCGACCGGTTAAGTTCACTATCCGCCCAAGGTGTAACACGTACTGTTACACTTGGGATCAGTAAGTCACCTAGAGGGGGATCTGTGAGCACTGAGCGCGAGATGCTGGACCTGTTGCTGGCCCGATACAACACCGAGCGGCGGGGCACCATCGCTGACCGGTGGGTCCGGGCCGAGCATGTCCGGAGCACTCAGGACTTCCGGTTCACCGTGAGCGTGGCTGACTTCGTGGCCATCGATAAGTACGCGAGCAGCCAGGCGATCCACGGGCACGAGGTCAAGGTGTCACGGGCCGACTGGCTGACCGAGCTGCGGGACCTGGAGAAGTCCGACCGGATCAAGCGCTACTGCCACTACTGGTGGCTTGTGGTGTCGGATGCATCCATCGTCAAGGACGGCGAACTGCCGGAAGGGTGGGGCCTGCTGGTGAAATCCGGTAACAAGCTCCGCGCCAAGGTGAAGGCTCCGCTGCTGAGTCCGGAGCCGTTGACGCTGGATTTCGTGGCTGGCCTTACTCAGGCGGTCCAGCGGACAGCCTGCCGTGAACCACTGCGCCGCGATGCCAGGAAGATTGGGCGCTGGGATGAGAAGCGCGGCTACTACGACCTCTGCCAGGGGTGCGGCGAACCGGCGCCCTGCACTCTGCACCAGCCGCGGCTGGTGGCTCAGCGTGAGGTGCAGGTTAGCCTGACTGCATGACACCGCAGATCAGGGGACATGTTCCGGAGCCGGAGGGCCAGCGCATATTGGATGCACTGGCCCTCCGCTCTGAGGCTCAGCAGCAGGTGGAGTTGGCCGTAGCCGACGCACTCAAGGCCGGCGGCAGTGTTCGCGAGGTATCGGCGTTCTCGGGCCTGTCCGGGACGACTGTGCAGAAGTACGGCCGCGCCCATGGTTGGCCCACCACAGAGCAACGTGCGGACTGGGAAGCGGCGCAGGCGAGCAGCGACGAGTGGGCGGCCCGTCTCGCCGCCGCGACCGCTGTCCTGGCACACATGGAGCAAGCCGTGGCAGACAGTGCCACACCCCCAATGCCGTAGCCGTAGCGGAACAAAACACCCCTGACAGACCGGTAGTCTTCCCTAACTGAAATCGCCCCGTCATCTTCGGATGGCGGGGCTTTTTTGGCGTCCCGGCGCGTGCCCTGTTTTGTGGCTGGCGTGGGCTGGCAATGGCTGACGTAGGCTGACCGTTTTTCGACCAATGGCTTACGTACGGGCTATAGTTGGCCTGTTTTCGGCCTTGTCTTGGACGTAGAAAAACCCCTAGAATCCCGCGAGTTCTAGGGGTTTTTCGTTCGTAGCGATGCCCGGGCTTGAACCGGGGACCTCACGATTATGAGTCGTGCGGTATATTTAATCCATTCGTTTACCTAACCCTAGAACTGGCGGAATCTCGCGGATTCTGGCAGAAGAAGAGCCA